GAAGCACGATTGAAGTCCGTTATGGGTATGCTTCAACGTGAATGGTGTAAGCAGGTTGTTGCTGGTACTTCTACCGTTCTGACTGAGCTTAATACCTTGAATGGTATAACTGCTGTTACAAGCCCAACTAATGGTTTTTTTGAAAAATTAGCTTTTGGAGATCAAACCAATACGGTTGGTGGAATTGTTAAATCTGATTTTAAACAATCATGGCAAAATCAAGTTGCTGATATTAAATCTGCTGCCCCTGCTGATCTTTTTAAAGATACAGGTCTGGCAAGAATGAGCAAACTAATGATTGATACTCAAACATATGCACCAGAAGGCGAAGTAGATATTATTCTTGCTTCTGCGAAATCATATGAACAATACCGTTCTGCATTAACAGCACAAGAAAGATATTCAAGCATGGAACAAATGCGAGGAATTTCTGGAAAGCTTGGATTGCTTTATAACGGTGCAATGATGTACATCGAGCCTAACCTTGGATTTGATATTGGTGGTGGCGATAAAATGTCTATGTATTTCTTGAACTCTAAACTGTTCAACGTATACTTCGATCAAGACGCATTCTTTGAAATGGGCGAAATGAAAGCTATTTCTGGATATGCTGCTATGTCATCTAACATCATGACCCGTACACAGTTGGCTATTAGCCATCTTGCTGGTCAAGGTGTGCTTATTAATGCGGAGGCTTAGTCATGGCTAGTGCAACTTATTTACAATCCTTAGACGCTACATACGAAGATGGAACTTCACGCGGAGTAACGCCTTCTAACCGTAGACAAATCGAAACCTTTATTGCTTCTGATGCAAAAGCTACTCCAATTGCTATTGGTGATGTTGTATGCTTTAAATTTGCACATGGCAATGATCCTGGCACAGCAACATTACATGCAGCTAAAGCACCCGCTGGCAAACACTGTATGGGTGTTGCATTGTCGGCAGCCGATGAAGATAATCAAGAAATAGAAGTATGTATTTCTGGTGTATGCGAAGCTACTGTAAGTGGCACAAAAACTGGTGGTGGTAATCAGGTAATTGCTTCTGGTGATTATATATCACTAAGCAGTGTACCCGCAGATGCTGGTAAATATTATTTTTACACTGCTGGCACTGATGCTTGCCCAGACGCTATTCTTATTGATGGCGTTGGTGGTGGAGCTTCTGGTTTGGTTACAGTTATTGTGCTGAAAAAATTCTAAGAACCGTCACAGGGGGGTTCTACCCGCCTTGGGCATCCTCGCCCACTCCCCCCTCCTCCGTTACTGTTGGAGGGGGGTTTTATTTAATAGGTGATATATGCGATTAGTCGATTTAAGAAACATGATAGCCAATATAGTAGACTATGACCCTGCGGTTGATACCTATCGACAACAGATCACCGATCTTATTAATGATGCGTATTATAGGCTATACACAGAAAAGCAGTTTACATTTGCTCAGAAAGAAACAATTGTAAAAGCTTATAAAGATATTGAAGTTAATGTTACTACCGCTAATCCTACAACAGCACAGTTAGATTTTCCAGGTGTTACGCCAATACCAACACATTGGGCTGGGCAAGTTATAGAAATAGATGGTACTGAGTATGAAATAGCTTGGGTAGAAAGTGCTACAAGAATGTGGTTAACTACAGATACGCCAAACTTAACAGCAGCTACAACATATGCTGCAAAGATTAAGTTTAGGTACTTAGATCTGCCATCTGATTGTGTAGCTATTATGAATGTGGCTAAACGATCAATGACGTTAACACCACAAGAACCTGGTATGTTTACACCAATAGCCAGGTATGAAGACGAGTATTACAACCTACCGTTAGATGAAGTTAACCTTCCTAACTTTTGGATTCCTTATGATGAATACCATGTATCTACACCAAGATCAGTAAAAAGCCTTGCTACTGGTGGTGGCGCAACAGGTACAAGTGTAACTTTAAATGTATCTATGTCATATGTCTATGCAGGTAGAGAATCAGCATTATCTGCATTTACAAGTATAACAACAGACAAGCCAAACCTAACTGTAGGTTTTACAGTTCTTCCTAATAGGACTGGATATTATCGAAAAGTTTATGTAAGTAATCCATTAGCAGGTTGGAAAGGTGAACGGTGTTTATTTGTATCTGGTTCAACAACTAATTTAATACCAGTAACAAGTACAGGTGCAACATTTAATATTTCACATACAGTTTTTGAGGATAATTTTGAGTTTGAAACGGAACCCTACACTGCTATAGATGGCAATACGCAACGCATACGGCTGTATCCAAGACAAGATCAAGACTACGATATAACAGTTCGATATATGTTTAGACCACAGCCATTGGTTAATGATAACGATACGCCAGAAATGCCATCATCTGCTCATCATATATTAGCATACATGGCTCTTAGAGAGCTGTTTGTTAAGTTAGACAACTTGCCACAAGCAAACATGTACGAGCGTAAAGTAGCTCAAGAGATGGTTAAACTTGAACAAAGATACCTTACGCAGATTCCTCGAAGATTTGTTAAACGCGGTATGCTTGACGGTGTTGTTAATCCTCTCCCCTTGTACACACCTTTGACCAGAACATGAAAAATACTACCGTACAAATAAAAGCCTTATCTGGTTTATATGAAAAGTTACCCCAGGCACAAGACGGTGCTACTGAATTAATCAACTGGACGGTAGATAAATACACTGGTGGATGGGATAATCGCATAGGCTATGAGCGATACAACCCTATACCTGCTGGTGATTTTTTACCATTTAGTATTGGTAGTGTAACAACAGCTACTAATAAAATAGATTCACTGTTTGTATTTTCCAGACATCAAGGCGCAATGCAATCTGTGTTTGTAGAGTCTGGTGGCACCTTATATCAGTTAGATGAAAGTTCTGGCTCATCTATGACTTTAAAAACTATATCTACTAATAGGACAATATCTGCTGCAAATGAAGCTCCAACACAATATACAACTTATGGTAAATGGCTAATTGTTAGCAACGGTTACGATAAATCTTTTAAATATGCTGCATGGCCAGTACATACCGCAACAATAACATTTACTCCATACTTGTATGATTTGGGTTGGAATACAATACCATCAGCCCCTAATCCATGGAATGTATCTTTATTGTTAGCATCAACAAATATAACTGGACAAGCAGTAACAATTGCTTTTCCATTTCAAGGATCTGAATACCGAACCTATAATGGTGAAGGATTAGGAACAAATACCACTGCAACAAGTGATACCAATAAATACAAATATCGTGTTTCATTTATAAATAACGCTGGCGCAGAATCGCCTTTGTCAGAAGAAAGCCAAATGGTAACTTGGGTTACTGAGGCACCAACAGCCCCATTAGGACAATATAAATATGCTATATATATAGAAATACCAACAGGTCCAGAAGGTACGGTAGCCAGGCGTTTATACCGTACAAAAAACTATGGTACTGCTGCTGTAGGTACTGAATCAGATTTTTACTTTGTTAAAGACATTAATAACAATACTGAAGATGCTGTATATGATGCAGTTCCTGATGGTGCATTGGGATCACTTGCGCCAGATGAATCATCAAGTATTTTATTTCCAGCTACCAGAACACGCTTTAGCGCGGTATATAAGGACTGCTTATTTGTAGAAGGCGGTGCTGATAATGATACCATGCTTTTTTATAGCAAACCCACGTTGCCAGACCAATATGAAGCAACAAGTTTTATCGAGCTGGGCAACCGCAATAGCGGTGGGATTACTGGGCTGCACCCTTACTTCAACTTTCTATTGGTATTCAGAGAACGTGGAATAGACGCCATAATGGGCGATTATCCTAACTTTACTGCTGTACCTATATCAACAGAGGTTGGAACACGCGCAATCAATACAGTGACCAATGTGCCTGGTGTAGGGCTAATGTTCTTAGCGTCAGATGGTATATATGCTTTAAGCTCAAACATGGAGTATTCAGATAGCCCAGGCATAAAGCAAATATCAAAGCATATGCTAAAGACAATGAATCGAATAAATGAAGATTGCCTTGGTAAAGCTTGCGCTATTTACTCTCCTAAGTGGCAAGAATGGCATTGTTATTACCCTGCCGATGGTAACAGTAGTGGCACATCTCCATTAGGTGTAATCTATCATGTTGAAAAAAATGCTTTTAGTACTCGATCTGAGTTTCCAGTTACTTCATTGGCCAGAGATTATATAGGTAATATCTTTTTTGGCAATACAAATGAGGGCAATGTTCAGCCTGGAGTATTTGTAATATCTAAAAAACGAGCCAATGGTGAACAAAAAACAGTTGACGGTATAGTCGATAAAGCACCACCAGTATCTACATTTAGAAGCCCATGGATGGATATGGGTGATGAAACAGTAAAGAAGCATGTTCACTTTGTTTATCTATATGTATTAACGCAAGGC